GGTAATTCGCGCTGCAGAGTTTGTGCAAACGTCAGAATGTTTCGGTCTTATTATGGGCGAGGTTTTTGCAGTGGTTAAATGGGCAAGTACCGTTGAGCTCACAGAGTTGACCGGTATACATAATCGAATGATTAAGGCAACGGGAGACGGCGCCGGAATAGAAACCAAGAAGGGACCAAGGAATGCAATACTGTGGCGGTGTCCGGATATTTTAAAAGCCCTCTATACGTCAAGGGGTGACGATCGGTTGAAAGAAATAAAGATTGAACGGGCCGAGTTTGAACTGTTGAATATGCAAGGGGACACAGTAAGTAGAGCGGCCGCTGATGCGCTTTTCGGGGCGATGGTAGTGAACTGTAAGGGAAGGTTACTTGCCATTCCATCGAAGGCCGCACCGACAATTACCAACATGAGACCAGCACAGGCAAACAACTTTTTAACGGAACTTATATTTGATGCGCTTACTGAATTATCAACTTCCCATACACCTGTGGAGGCCCCCGCCAAGACTAAGCGTAAGCGAGTGGGCCGACCAAAACAGAAGGCTAAGCGAAGAGTCAAGCGCTGAGTCGGGTAAATGGGACACCGCGCGGGCTGCATACCAGCGTGAGATTATGGATTGTGCCAACGATCCAGCCATTGAAATTGTTACTTGGGTTTGTTGTGTACAGGTAGGAAAGACCGAAGTCCTCTTAAACATCATTGGTTATCACATAGACCAAGATCCTTGTCCGATTCTGGACGTTCAAGCCAACCAAAAACCAATGGCCGAAACCTTTTCCAAAGACCGGCTTGCCCCAATGATACGGGATACAAAGGTATTAACCGGGAAAGTTGTTGACTCCCTTGCCAACAACAAGAGCAATACAATACTTCACAAGGTATTCCCAGGTGGGCACATTACGATCGCCGGGGCAAACAGTCCTGCAGGATTGGCGTCACGACCGGTGAGGTTGGTACTTTGTGACGAGGTGGATAAGTACCCAGCATCAGCGGGGGTTGAAGGTGACCCGATTATGTTGGCCGAAAAGAGGACAACAACCTTTTGGAATAAACAGAAATGGCGGGTCAGTACCCCAACGGTTGAGGGGACAAGTCGGATAGACCGGTCTTACGAGCAAGGTGACATGAGAAGATACTATGTACCGTGTCCACACTGTAACGGAATGCAGACTTTAGACTGGACTGGAATAAAGTTTGACAAGGAAAAAGGAAAGGAACCCGACTATGAGACAGTCCATTACGAGTGCACACATTGTCAAGAGCCGATTGAACATGTTGAATTGGATGAAATGCTTCGGGCTGGGGAGTGGCGAGGGCGGAAGCCGTTTAACGGGCATGCGTCCTTTCACTTGTCGGCGTTGTATTCGCCGTGGGTTACATGGGTTGAAATTGTTCAAGAATGGTTTAACGCTCTTCACGATGTGGAGCTCATGAAAGTGTGGACCAACACAGTACTAGGGGAAACCTTCAAGGCACCGGCCCGGGAGTTGAGTGATCAAGCCTTGATGAAGTCCCGAACGGATTACAAAGTCCCTGAAACGGTATTGGTTACTGTCTGCACAGTTGATATTCAGGCGGATAGAATAGAATTAATGGTCTCAGGTTGGGGTGCCGGGGAACTTGGGTGGCATTTAGATAAGCAGATTTACTATGGTGATACCTCTTTACCGGACGTTTGGGAGAAGTTGGAGGCCTTTATCACGACAGAAACGGTAACCAGGGACGATGGGGCAGTACTGAAACTTAACGCAATTGGTATAGATTCCGGGTTTCAAACCAAAATGGTGTACGCTTTTTGTAAGAGTACGCGGCATCCGCGGGTTTATTGTTTGAAGGGGGCGGGCGGAGAGATCCCGGTTGTGAGTCAACCCGTCCGATCGTCTAAGACGCCCGTCCCGGTTCACATAGTTGGAACCGACACAACCAAGGATATTCTTTTTAATCGGTTGGCACCCCCGTCCGAGGACGGAATGACGTTTAGCCAAATGTTGTTTTTTAACCTTACCTGTAACGACGAGTACTTTGCACAGCTGACCGCGGAGAAAGCGGTTAAGAAGATAAGTCGGGGATTTGAGACCCGGGAGTATGTAAAAACCCGCCCGCGAAACGAGATATTGGACCTGTGGACGTATGCACTAGCCACACTTTACATATTAAATCCTGTTTGGAAAGCGTTAATACCAAAGGTTGATGAGAACAAACCGTCTCCGCCACCGGTAACGCCAGCAAAACAGATGCAAAACCAGTACATGAAAGGACTAAAACGCCAGCCAAGACGGGGTGGATTTGTAGGAGGTTGGAAGAAATGACGCTAGTAATCCCGCTAACAGAGCCGGTTGAGGTGTTTAAGGGTGACACAATCAAATGGAGAATTAGTTTGGCGGACTTTCTGCCAACGGATTCATGGACATTAACATACGAATTTGTCCAGACTAACGAGCATCAGAACGTTACCGGTTCAGATAACGGGGACGGGACACATCTTGTAGCCATTACCCCCGCAACCAGTAACAAGTTTAAACCAGGGTACATTCGGTATGTAGGGTATGTCGACAATGGGACCGACCGCTACACAATGCGTAATGGGGGGATAACAGTCCGGGCGGAATATGATCAACGGGTTTCTGGATACGATGGGCGAAGTCACGCCCGGAAAATGTTGGCGGCAATAGAGGCGGTATTGGAAGAGTCGGCAACGGACGATCAATTATCCATGTCGATTAATGGTCGGTCGGTTACTGTAATGAACAAACTTGAGCTGGTTCAGTTAAGAAACGAATACGTTGAATACGTTAGGCAAGAAGACGATGCCAACAAAGTTGCTCGGGGTCTTGCCACCGGCCGGCAGGTGTTAACGCGGTTTGGAAACTGGAGTTAGAAATGGCATTTACTGACCTTGTAAGGGTAATTAAGAACTTACCCAAGAGACAGGCGCGGAAATTTACCGGCGCCCAGATGGGCCGTTTAACCGCCGCTTGGGTAACGCAGCCCATGTCAATCGATGAGGAGCTCAGAACCCAACATTCGTTACTCCTTGCACGAGCACGAGACTGTGCAAATAATAATCCATGGGTTTCAAAGTACCTTGCTATGGTTCAAGACAACGTTGTTGGCCGTGGGTTTTCTTACCAAGCGGCAGTAATAAACGAGCGTGACGGGAAACCGGATAAGGAGGCAAATACCGCAATAGAGGCCGAATACAAGAACTATGGCCGGCTTGGGCTCTCGGATATGTCCGGACAGATGACGTTAAACGATGTTGACCGGTTAATGATACGGACGGTTGCCCTTGATGGCGAGGTAATTTTAATCAAACACCACTTGAACAAGGAAGATAATCCTCATGGTTACGCCGTCAGCTTTATAGATACCCGCCGATTGGACGTTGCCCTGAATAAGGATCTTGGAAATGGGCGCGTTATTCGCATGGGAGTAGAGGTTGACCAGTATTGGCGGCCTCAAAATTACTATTTTTTACCGCTTGACGGGGACGGAAGGGTAGTTCGACAGGATAAACATGATGTATTCCCGGCCAACCGGATTTATCACAAGTTTGTGCGGGTGGATGTAAGGCAAACCAGGGGTGTACCTTCTTTGGCTGGAAGCTTATTGCGGCTAAACATGTTGGAAGGTTACGAAGAGGCGGAGTTGATTGCCGCTCGGGTGGCCGCCGCTAAAATGGGGTTTTTTGAATTTGAAGAAGGAACGGGCGGATTTACTGGTGACGATGTGGACGCGGCAGGGAACACTATAACTGACGCGGAGGCGGGTTCCTTTGAAAGACTACCAAGAGGGTTGACGTTTAAGGCTTGGGACCCACAACACCCCAATACGGCCTTTCCTGATTTTGTTAAAACACAGCTCAGGGCGTTTGCTTCAGGGGTTGGGGTTTCATATAACAAGGTTGGCAACGACCTGCAGGGAGTAAACTACACAAGTTTACGCGAAGGAAACCTTACAGAGCGTGAGACTTGGAAGAGTTGGCAGCAGTGGATGATAGACCAATGGAAGGTCCCGCACTATGAAGATTGGTTAGAGCATGCACTTCTGGCAAGCAAGATTAGAATAGGGCCCGTGGCACTGGATCCGAATCGAATTGACAAGTATCGACCGGCCGTTTTTATTGGTCGGCGGTGGGCATGGGTTGACCCCATGAAAGAGGCTCAGGCGAACAGTGTGCTATATGGATTACGGTTAAAGTCCCTGAGCTCGATTATGCGGGAACAGGGGGACGATCCAGAGACCATGTGGCAAGAGTGTGCGGCCGACAACGAAAAGTTAGAAGAGCTTGGGTTGACGGTTGTAATGAACGGCGGAGGTAACAATGGAAGTAACGGCAACGACAGTGCCGGAGCATCAGAAGAGGATGAAGACGGCGATTCAGGACCGGAAGAAGACAATCCCAACGGGGAAACAGTATAGGGATTTTGAGGTTGTAAACCGCTCCAAGATAGATACCGAGGCCAGAACAGTAGAGCTTTCCTTCTCCTCAGAGGAACCCGCCAAACGGTATTGGGGAACAGAAATACTAGATCATTCAAAGGGGGCGGTTAGAATGGCTCGGTTGAAGAAGGCCGGCCCCCTGTTAGTGGATCACAACAGCACCGACATAGTTGGTGCTTTAAATGACATCTCGATTGACTTCAGCGGTGACCGAAAAGGCCATGCTGTTGCGCGCTTTGGTCAAAGTGTGCGGGCAAACGAGGTTTTCCAAGATGTTGTAGACGATATTCGGCGCACGGTCAGTGTTGGGTATTTAATACACAAAATGTTGGAAGACACAGATACCGGCGAATTTCGCGCGGTGGATTGGGAGCCTTTGGAAGTGTCCCTGGTAGCAGTACCTATGGATATAACCGTTGGCGTTGGCCGTGACTTTGAAGACGAGTTCAAAGGGCACGTTACACAAGTGGAGTATCGTTCAATGCCCCCTGATGAAAACACTACGACAACCAGTACGGTTGTTTTACCCCAGAATACGGATAATACCGTAGACGTGACAGGCGAAAGAAAGGACGCCGCGAAGTTGGAAAGAGACCGGATTACACAGATTGCCGCAACTGGCAAACGGTATGGAATGGAGGAGCTTGCAAACAAGTTCATTCAGGAAAACGGTTCTTGTGAAGACTTTAACGCCGAGGTTCTGCGCACATTACCCTCACAAGAGATTACACCAGAGTCCGCTGAAGTTGGGTTGACCGAACAGGAACGAAGAGATTTTTCCTTTATTCGGTTGATTCGCGCACAGGCGGCCCAGAAGGGAGTAGCTGACTTTGATAAAAAGCACATCAAGGATGCTGGCTTTGAGTTGGAGTGTCACCGCGCGGTGGCCGACATTAACGGCGACGCACAGGGCCTTTGGGTCCCTTACGATGTTTTAAGGGGAACCCGGGAACAACAACAGCGGATGCTTCAACGTGATCTGCAGGTAGCCATCGGAACCGCTGGCGGCAATCTGGTTGCTGAAGAGTTTCTTGGTGCTTCGTTTATCGAGCTCTTAAGAAACAACATGGTTACAACCCAACTCGGCGTCCGAAACTTGGACGGCCTAGTAGGTGACATTGCAATCCCGAAACATACCGGGGCAGCAACAGCTTATTGGGTTAACGAAGGTGGAGCGCCAACAGAAAGTGAACAAACCATAGGGCAAATTGGCATGACGCCGAAAACCCTTGGAGCGTTTACCGACTTCCGGCGTAAGCTGTTGTTACAGAGTGCAATCGGAATTGAGCAATTTGTCCGAGAGGACTTTGCCGCCATTATTGGTCTGGAAATGGACCGGGTAGTTATATATGGTTCAGGCGTTGCCGGGGAGCCAAAGGGGATTACCTCTTGGGCCGACGTTAACACGGTCACCATTACAACCACATCAACGCCAGATTGGGCTGAGGTTGTAGGGTGTGAAACCGAAGTCGCAACCGATAACGCGTTAATGGGAAGTTTGGGATATGCGACTCATCCAACCGTTAAAGGCAACATGAAAACAACCAGCAAAGCGGGAACCGAGGCCATTTTTGTAATGGGCGAAGGTAACACACTGAACGGTTATCCTTGTGCCGTATCAACGCAAATCACTTCCACGCATTTACTGTTTGGTAATTGGGCCGATGCCCTGGTTGGCCGTTGGGGTGGCATAGACATTCTGGTTGACCCGTTTACCCAGTCTACGACTGGAACAATCCGGGTTGTGATTTTTCAATCATGCGATGTGGCGGTAAGACATGGCCAATCGTTCACACTGGGAAGCTAGGAGGAAAAATGAGTAGCTTATCTAAAGACTTCCTTTACAACCAGCTGATTGCAACACAGGTTACGAATGCTGTTGTAGTAACGGCGGACGCCAATTCTGCCTCAGTTGACATGCTTGGATATAACAGCCTCGCTTTTGTTGTCAATGTTGGGATAGAGGGCGATACGCTTTCGGGTTCTGTTAAATTTGACCTTGAGATTGAGGAGTCGGCAGACGATAGTACTTTTGCTGATTCGGCCGCCGCTGACGTTTGGAGTAAGTCAATAACGGCCGCCGGGGCCGCGGCCTCTACGCCGTGGGCAACCCTTGACGCGATTGCAGAAGCCCCGGCACAGCATGTTTGCCACTATTTGGGGACCGCTCGATATGTTCGGTGCGTGATAAACGCAACCGGTACGCATACCAACGGAACGCCAATAGGGATTACCGCACTACGCGGGAAGGCGGACACACTACCGGCAACCTAAGTGTTACTGGATGCAATTAACAGGCGAACGGATCGCCAGTTAAAACGTTTGGATGGGAGAGGGTTTATATACGTACCCCTCTCCCTCCCACCGCGGCCCATTGAAGGCGTTTTTGAAAGGGAGTTTATTAATGTTGACTTGGGACCAGGGATCGATGGAACCAACCCGTTTTTTGTTTGCGCCGCGTCAGAAATAGAGGCCGGTGCGCACGGGGATCAGCTGGTTGTCAGTAATGCGGACCTTGACGGGACGCCCGGACAAACAACGTTTAATGTTGTTTCCAGACAACCGGATGGAACAGGGTTGATTACTCTTGAGCTGGAGGAACAATGAAGCTTGAGATTCTGAAAGACCATACCGGTTATCAGGGCGAATCGTATAACGCCGGGGACACCCTAACCAATGTTGGACAAAAGGAAGGCAGGAAGTTAATTGTATTAGGTCGAGCGAAGGAGGTTAAAGAAGGTGGCGCACGTAAGACAGCAGATAAGAAGTCGGCTAGCAACGGCAACCCTGCTGAACCTGACAACGACGGGAACTAGCGTACACCAGTCACGCCCGGAAACCGGTCGGCCACTTGAAACGTTACCGGCGCTGTTAATTTATACAAAAGAGGAAGAGGTTGACCAAGAGGCGGAAACCTTTGATGGAACGACTCGGAAAACCTTAAGAATTTTAACATTAGTGGTCGAAGGTTATGCGGCGGCTAATTCAAATCTTGATAATACACTGGATACTATTTCAAAAGAGGTGGAAATAGCAATGGCCGGTGACCCACAAATTAATTCCCTTGCAGAATGGTCTTGGTTAACGTCAACAGAAATGGCGTTTGAAGCTGAGGCGCAAACGCCGCACGGGCAAGTGAAATTAAGCTATGAGGTGCATTACAGAGTAGATCCTAACGACCCTGAAACAGCGCTTTCATAGCCTAATCCCCAAAAGCAACTTTAACAGAGGTTAGTGTTATGGCCGTTCACCACGGAAAGCAAGGTGTAGTAAAAATTGGTGCAGCTTCGGTTGCGGAAGTAACCGGGTTTACCTACATAGAATCCGCAGATACCGCAGAGTCTCATGCGTGCGGTGACTCTTGGAAAGAAAGGGTTGCCGGTATGAACGACAACAAAGGCACAATTACGTGTCATTACGACCCCTCCGATACAGCCGGACAGGATGCATTAAGTATTGGTGCAGGTGTAACTTTACTGTTGTATTTTGAGGACGGGTCCACAACAGGTGAAGCGGAACATTCAGTGCCGGCCATTATTACGGAAGTTGGTCGGGTTCTTGAACGGGACTCTATTACTGAACGTAGTTATGCGTTTGAAGGTAATGGGGCGCCAACTGAAGGCACCGCCACATGACAATTCTTGAAAATGCTCAGGGACATTTCAAGCGCGTATTGGAAAACGGTCTTATAGAGATTCCAGTTCCGGAGTGGAATGGTTCTGTTTATCACAGACGAGCTTTCACACTGGCGGAAAACGCGAAACTTCTTCAACTACAAGAAGCGGGGAAAACCGCCGAAGCTCTCGCAGAGGCAATGATTAAGCACGCCCGGGATGTTGACGGTCGGCCCTTGTTTAAACAATCAGACAGATTGATTTTAATGAAGAGCATAGATCAGGACGTGCTTGGTCGGATTGTTAACGCAATGCTTGGTGAGGAGCTTGATAAGTTAGAGCCGGAAGAGGCTGCGGATTTGTTGGAGACTGCAGCAAAAAACTAAGGTCGGACGCGCAGTTAATGAACATGTTTACCGTAGCGTCCGAGCTTGGAATGACGGTTGAGCGACTGTTAAACACAATGACTCAAACAGAGTTTTATTGTTGGTTGGCGTGGTTGCGGGAGAATAACGAGAATGGCAACACCTGAAGCGAAATATCGGATAACCGCACAGGATAAATCGAAGAAGGCCCTTAACTCCGCGGGGAAGGGGCTTAAAGGCCTTGAACAGATGGCCAAACGGGTTGGCGGGGTTCTAATTGCTGCCTTGGGCGCCCGGGCAATGTTTCAAGCCGGCAAGGAAGCGTTGGATTTTGCTGAGAAGGTAGGGCAGCTCAGTACTCGTCTTGGAATTAGTGTGGAGGCGTTATCACAACTGAAGTTTGCTGCGGATGTTACGGGGGTCTCGTTTAACAAGTTGGTTATGGGCCTTCAGCGTATGACAAGACGTGTTGCGGAGGCGGCAGTTGGAACAGGAGAGGCTCAGGCGGCCATCAAGGAACTTGGACTTGATGCTGAGAAGTTAAACCGGTTAAGGCCTGAACAGCAATTCGAAGTATTGGCAGACGCGCTTAACGGGGTAACCGACTCAGGGCACAAAGTTCGGTTAGCCATGAAGCTGTTCGACTCCGAAGGCGTTGCCATGTTGCAGACAATGGAAGGCGGCGCTCCGAAAATTAAAGCCCTTCGTGCGGAAGCCGACAAGCTCGGGTTGACCTTAACAGAGTCAATGGTTAAGAAGGCCTCGGATGCAAATCATGCATTAACCTCGCTTCAGGGCGCGACAACCGGGTTAACCCAGCAGCTTGCAATTCAGCTTGGGCCGGCAATTGCTGACATTGCTAACTTTATGGCAACACACCTAAATACTGTTATTCGGGCCATTTCAGGGACGTTTAATGGGTTACGGTTTGTAATTATTTCCTTTGTACAGGCTTCCGTTGGTGCCCTGCAATTACTGTTTGAGTTTATTGGCAAGTTGCCTGAATCCTGGATTGGTGCACAAGCAAAACAGGCGGCCGAGTCTTTGAAAGGGGTTTATAGCTCTTTGGAGATTACCAAGAACAAATTTAAGGCCGCAACAATTGAAGCCCGGGCGTTTCGAAGTGAACTGGCCGCGCTCCCTGGTTCCGGGGGATCGGCTTCTGGCGGCGGTGGAACTGGTGGTGCTACCGGTGGAGCCAGTGGCGTTGCGCTTGATGAAGGGGTAACGCTGGCTATGCGGCAGGCATTTTTAAGGTCGCTTAAGCTTGCCGAGGGGTTGAAGGCGGAAATGGAACGAGCGGCAACAATGAAAAATGGAATTCAGGAAACACTCGCCAATGCAATTATGGTTGGCTCTCAAAACGGCGCCAAGAGTATGGTTGACATGTTAATACAGGGGCTAAAAACAAGGTTCGCGCAACAGGCCGCCGGAATTATTGCGGGGGCGTTGGGGAACATGTTTGGTGGTTCAAAGGCCGGTGGCGGTGGTTTTTTCGGCAAGCTGTTTGGATTTGATAAGGGCGGGGTTGTACCAGGGCCGCGGGGGCAACCTCAACTTGCCGTTGTAGAGGGCGGGGAGACCATACTTCCAACCCACAAAGGCCGGGGAGGCGGTGGTAATGGTGGTGTAACGATTATTCAACACAATACATTTAACACCAGTTCAGGATCGGCCGCCGAAATACAAGGAATGCTAGTTGCCAACAAGCGAGAAACGTTGGCCGCGGTTCAGAACCAGAATAGACGCAGACGGGCGATAAGAGTATGACAACTTTTACATTTCCAGCGGGCATTGCTCCAAGTCTCATTAATTGGGGGGGCCGTACCAACTCCCGGGCGTTTCGATCGCCAACGACCGGCGCTACGCAAACGGCCAGTCGGAAGGGAAGTCGGTGGCGCGCACAGTTGGTGTTTAACAATATCGTAAACCCAAATAAGGCGATACTCAGTGCTTTTTTTCATTCCCTGAACGGGCAGCAACACAGAATGTTTGTTCCTGACGCGACCCATTACATTAGAGGAACAATAGCCGGAACGCCTCTTATTGCCGGAGCAAGTCAAACAGGGACAACGGTTAACATTGACGGCTGGACGGGCACCCTGTTAGCCGGTGACAGAATAGGGTTTAACGGGGAGTTAAAAGAAATAACGGCCGACCATACATCTACCGGTGCAGGGATTTCGCAGAATTTAAGTATATGGCCAGAAATTCATAATTCGCCAGCCAACAACGCGGTGGTTGATTTCACTAACCCCGTTGGGACATTCATTCTTGCCGACGAGGAAGTTGTATGGCACGGGGAGCCATGGGGTCCCACAAATAAAATTTTGTTTGCTTCCGTTGTAAACATTATAGAGGACATTACCTGATGGCCGGACGAGGGGCAGCAGCAGCAAACGTTACGGAGATGAACGCAAGTTCAAACATGCCGGTAACCTTTGTAAAACTGGAGTTTGGTTCGGCAAACGGGACACAGTATGTTCATGACTCCTTGAACGCGATCACTTGGGATAGTCAAAGTTGGTCGGGGCTTGGGGATCTTGGTCGAATTAGCCGGTTGGAAGAGGGGGAAGAGGTTTCCCCTTATGAGGCCGTTTTGGAGCTCTCAGGCGTTGATGATTCGATCATGGTTGACGAGGCAGTTAGTCAACAGTACATGGACGATCCTATTACGATTTATTTGGGCTGGTTAAACCCCACAACACACGCTTTAGTCGCGGACCCCGATTTAATGTGGAGTGGAAAGATGGGCCAAATGGCTATGGTTGTCGGAGAGGTAAACGTCATCCAATTAACGTGCGAGTCGGACCTAATTGTTATGGAGAAAACCAACGGCGCGCTATTTTCTGATTCCAATTTACAGTCGAACTATTCCGGAGACACGTTTTTCAAGTTTGCTACACAAATGAAAAACCTAGAGCTCACTTGGGGTGGAAGTACTTTAAATTTGGGCGGCGGAGGTTCCAGACTGGGCCCAGGGGGCAATTTTGGTGGCGGGCCGGGTAATCAGCGGCCAAACTCTCACAGAGGTTGACAGGAACCCGTATGAGGAACGTATTTTTAAGCCACCCAAACGTCAAGGGGTCTGCTGGAAAATCGATTCTGGCAAGCCCTGGAAGGTCAAATTCTGCGTATACGCCCGAAAATGCCGGGAATCTATGAAAAAGGCCCAAATATTACAAGTTCGAGCCCCAACTTATGAAAAAGACGGAATCATTAAGAGCCCTGGTTACTGAGTACGGTAAAACCTCGTTTGAATGGGGGGCCTTTGATTGTTGTCAACTGGTGGCTAAGCATATTTCCAATGTGAAAGGAATTCCCAACCCCGCTGACGAGTACGCCTATACATCTCTGGAAGAGGCGGAAAATTATCTAATACAACAAGGTGGCGTGGACGGAATTGTGTCCCGCGTGCTCGGTGAGGACTCCTTAATTGAAGATTTGGACGTTGGCGACGTTTGTGTTTGTAAACTCCCCTTTGTTGGGGAAGTACTTGGACTTATCGGTGGGACGGGCGTAATTGTTCCTCTTGAAAGAGGGTTATTACCGGTTCCTCAAGACTACATTATTAAAGGGTGGATTTTGTAATGCCTCATGCACTGGCCGCGGCAATTGTTACTGCACTGAACATAACCGCACATGTTGGGTTTTGGACGGCGGTTATAGAACTGTCGATAATCGCTACGGGAACTTTTGTTGCCAATGCTTTGTTTGGGCCGGAACTACCGAAGGCCCCGGAACCGTCCCTTGATTACATGGCAAGAGGGGACGTACAAAACCAAAAGCGGGTTTATGGTGAAGCCCTGGTATCGGGTCCGCTTGCTTATGCAAACGTTAGGCAAACAGCCGGTACTGTTGACAATGAGGACTTATGGCAGGTTGTTGCGCATGCCGGTCATGAATGTGACTCTATTTCTGACGTTTACATAGACGGGACGGTTATAACCAGTGCTCAACAGGCTGGTGGCGGGTCAGGGGTTGTTATTGGTGGGACGTATTACATTGGGGGGCATGGGTATGTCTTGTGCAACAAACACCTTGGAACGGCAACCCAGACAGTTGACACTGACCTAGACGCGGCCTTTACAGACATAGACTCGAACTTCCGCGGGCGCGGAATTTGTTACACGGTTTGGCAACTTGAGCTGGACCATATATCGATTGACGTTTTTAAGCATCCACCAAACGCCCTTAAGGCTCTCGTTAAAGGAGCAAAGGTATATGACCCGCGGCTAGACTCAACCAATGGTGGAAGCGGTGCACACAGACTGGCAACTCCGTCTACGTGGGAATGGTCCGAGAATCCGGCGCTATGTTTGGCGGACTATCTAATCAACTCCGATCAGGGGGCGGGGTTTCCCACAACAGCAATAGATTATTCTTATGTTATTACTGCTGCCGATCATTGCGACGTTACGGTATCCATTCCAAGCAGTACAGAAAAACGGTTTACCTGTAATGGTGTTTTGTGGACCAGTACCAGCCACCGGGACAATATTACCAAGTTAACGAGCTCGTTTAATGGACGTATTTCTTACGTTGGCGGGCAGTGGAGAATACGCGCCGGTATGTATGAAGCGCCTTCCGTTTCAATTACCGATGATGATTTAGCCGGGGACATAAAACTACAAACGGCAACCCCAGCTGACGAGCGGTTTAATACGGTACGGGGGATATTTGTTGACCCAACGGAAAACTACGCTGAGACGGAGTTCTTAACCATAACCAACGCCAACGCCGTTGCCCGGGATAATGGTGTAACCAAGTACCGTGATTTGGTTTTACCAATGACCAATTCACAGTATATGGCTCAGAGAATTGGGTTTTTACAGTTACTCCAAACCGCAAACGAAAAGGTTGTAACCATTCCGACTAACTTAATGGGAATTGAGGTTGCCGTTGGCGATACGGTCGACTTAACTTTTGAGGTTCCCAACTACTCTGGAAAGATCTTCCGGGTTGAAAACTGGGCGTTTGATTTGGAGCGTGGGGTTGAGTTGTTATGCCGTGAAGACAGTTCCAGCTCCTATACCGATCCATTAGTCGGCGAATATACAACCAGGGTTGCTGGGGTTGTTACTCCCGGAGCACCGGTAGTTCCAGCGCCGACGAGTTTGGTTGCGAGCTCAATGTCAGGAGGGGTGCATCTTGCTTGGGTTTTACCTTTGCTGCTTTCCCAATACGAGACCATAGAGCTATACGCCAGTTCACAAAGTGATTGGACGGTAGCCAACGAATTAATCTTTTCAGGGTTGGCCGATACTTTTGACCATCTGTTTACCAATTCCGGGAAGTCTATGGTTGGTAAAGAGCGGTGGTATTGGGTAAAGGCCATTGATTTGGCAGGAAATGAATCGCTTCGCTTTCCTGATAACGATATATCAACCATTACCGCAATTGGTGGCGAGGTTGGAACCGACCCAATTACATCGTTAACGGCACAGGCAATGCCGGCTGGAATTCAGTTAAATTGGACCAATCCAGTAGACGGGGAATTTGACTTCATCAGGATTTACGCAAGCTCTCAAGATACGTTTTCGGTTGCAAACGAAATTGTTTTTGAAGGGCACACCAATACATTTGATCACCTGTGGACCAACTCTGACAAGTCCGTAGCCGGGAAAACCCGTTATTATTGGGGAGCGGCGGTTAACGCGGCAGGCGAGGAAAGTGTAAAGGACCCTGCAACAGATGTTTCTACCGTAACGGCGGTTGGTGGCGACGTTATTGTCACGGACGTAACCAACCTGCAGGCCTTTGCAATGCCCGGTGGCGTGCAGTTGACATGGACCAATCCCACCGCGGAGCCGGAATTCACAAACATTAATTTGTATGCCAGCTCCCAAAACGACTTCAATGTCGCCAATGAATTAATCTTTTCAGGACTGGCGGACAAATTTGATCATTTGTGGACCAACTCTGATAAATCAATGGTTGGGAAGCTTCGGTACTACTGGGTACGACATGTAAATCCCGGTGGATCAGAGGGCCCGTTACACCCCGCGCAGGTTTCCACTGTAAGTGCAACCGGTGGCGACCCTGCAGCTATATCCTTGCCAACGTCCCTTGCCGCAGAGGCGACCCCAACGGGAATACTGGTTACCTGGGTGCCTCCTGTTGCTGAACCGGAGTTTTACGAGATAGTTTTATATGCCAGCAGCCAAAACAATTGGACTACTGCACATGAAGAGGTTTGGCGGGGGAATGCGGACCAGTTTCATCATGAATTTTCAAACTCAGACAAAAGCCTCATAGGTAAAACGCGGTGGTACTGGATAGCAATTGATAATCCGGCCGCCACGGAGTCCGGGCATGGTTCAAATATATCAACGATAACCGCGACCGGTGGAAATGTTGCCGTTACTGTGCCGACAGGATTGGCCGCTGAGGCTTCGCCTACCGGGATCTTTGTTACATGGAGTAACCCGTCAGATGAGCCGTTTTTAGAACTGGTTTTATACGCAAGCTCCCAAAATAACTGGACTACTGCACATGAAGAGGTTTGGCGCGGTGTAGCGGAGGCCTATCACCACGAGTTCAGTAATTCGGACAAAAGCTTAGTCGGTAAAACAAGGTATTACTGGATTGGAATATTTAACGCTAACGGGGTTGAACAGGGCCACGGTTCGAACATATCAACCATTAGTGCCACTGGTGGAAACCCGTCACTGACACAACCCGCAACGTTAACCGCAACAACAATGAAAGGCGGCGTATTTTTATCTTGGAGCAACATTAAGGAAGGGGCGCTTGATACGATCAACCTTTACGCAAGTTCCCAAAACAACTTTACAACCGCAAACCAGCTAATCGCGTCCGGAAACATTACCGAGTGGAATCACCTGTACACCAATTCCGGCGTAAGTATGGTTGGGAAGCTTCGGTATTACTGGATCAAATCCGTTAACGCCAACGATGCGGAATCCGCCATATATCCAGCCAACATATCAACCATCAGTGCAACCGGTGGCACATTGGACTATGGCGACGTTTCTGGCGGGCCGCCCTCTGACGCCACCAAAACGACTGTATTTTTTCTAACCTCTGCGCCAACTTCACAAGGAGTAGACGGGGATTTGGCAAAAGTAACCATTGCCGGGGATGTAACTTATTACATAAAAGAGGGCTCAAACTGGATATTGACTTCAGACATAACGGCACAGCAAACCGCCGCCGGAATTGCTGGACAGGGTTCACTGGCAACACAGAATAACGCTGACTTTGCAACTGATGTAACGGGTACAGAAAAGCCGGACGATAATGCAACTAATAATAAGGTTTGGTTTTTAACTTCCGCACCAACAACACAGGGAACAAACGGTGACTTAGCGAAGGTTACTATTTCGGGGGACGTTACTTATTACGTTAAAGAATCCTCAACGTGGGTTTTGACTTCAGACATTACCGCGCAACAAACAGCGGCTGGGATTGCTGGTCAAGGGGCACTGGCAACACAAAGTACGGCTGATTTTGCAACAGATGTTTCTGGCGCACAAAAACCCGCAAATAACGCAGATGTAACCAGCGCCAATACAGCGGCGGGGATTACTGGCCAAGGCTCGTTAGCAACACAGAACAATGCTGACTTTGCCTCTGATGTAACGGGATCAGCAAAACCCGAAGACAACGCAACATTTTCAGTAATTAATTTTGGAAATACTGCATCGCGACCTGCGCCGTGGGTATCGGGAGAGAACGATTTATACTTTGACACAGAAACCCATGTTTTGGGGTACTTTGATCCAGGTGTAAACAATTGGCGCGGGTATAACATTAGTGCGACATATCTGGATACAAATTTGTATTCAGATTATTCAACTACTGCGCAAGCGGCGGCTTTATATCTGGGGATTACTGCAACGGCGGCAGACAGTAGTAAGCTTGGTGGAACTGTTGCCGCTTCCTATCTGCTGAGTGCGACAGCAGCAAGCACTTACCTTGGAATCTCTGCCAAGGCTGCAGACAGTGAACTGTTAGATGGAGTTAATGGCACGTCGTATGCCAGAACAGATCAGGCTGATACACACTCAAGCATTATCACGGGGCTGTTGGATGTAACTGGAAATGGTATCAAATACACAGGTGCCACTGCCGGTGGCGGAACGCTGGCGGTAGTTGGTTTCCGTTGGGCAACGCCAAACCTGGTTGGTGTGGTGAGTAACACCACCACCATGACAGTGGGCACCACGTCAGATCATCGGCTGAAGGATGTGCAAGGGCCGATGATCAATGGCCTGAAAACGTTGAAGCAAATTCGTACCTGGTCATACAAAAGCAAGCCGGGTTGGGGTGAAGGTGAATGTGATGAACAGACGTTGCATTATGGGGTTCTGGCACATGAAGTTGCTGATGTAATTCCGTCTCTTGTGATGGGTGAAAAAGATGAAAGCCATTTTGTTTATGACGATGATACAGGCTTGTTTGCCGTAGAGGTTCCAAAATACCAAAGTGTTAACTACGCGTTGTTTACTCCATTTTTGATTGATGCAGTTAAAGAGCTCTCAGATACCATAGATGTGTTAAAGGCCGAAATTGCAGAGTTGCAAGAAAAAATTAAATGAAAAAGTATTTGGTTTTATTGTTGTTGGCGTTTCCGGTTTACGGGGAAGTTACTCTTGGTATTGTCACGTCAATTTATGATAGTCAAGAGGTGGAACCAGGGACGGGCCTTCGGGGGACAATAGGGACTAACAACGTATACGGATTTATAGAACACGGGGCGCCAACACTAAGACTGTTTGGTCAAGGCATGGGTAAGGTTTCCTCTTGGTGTATTGGGCCCGGTTTTCGGCACTGGTTTTCCGATCGGTTTGCCGTGTATTCAGAAATAGGGTACTGCAGGATTTCAAACACTCCCGGAGCAATTCAGATGGCCGAGGTTGTTACCGAAACCTTCCGGCAGAATCACACAGCTGAATCTTGGTGGCCATTTGGGGTGCCGCTAGACTTTGATAATGAATTGTATTGGTTGGAAGACAACGCGCTAACCGCGGGGGTTGGCTTACGGTTTGACATTATTAGAAACCTTTCCGCTGAGTTTGGGTGGCGCTTTATGGCCATTGAGGAACACTACCGTGCATGGAATGGAGCCGCAGAGTTACCGTCCACCACTGTTGCCGATACATGTAACTGTTTGTTGTTGCGGAATACGGTTTTAGGAATGAACCGTTTTTACGTTTCGTTGCTGATTACTTTTTAACCTGAAAAGAATTGTGTTCTTCCTCTTCGGCCAAGTCCCGAACCCATTTTGGCTGTGCCCGCCATCTTGCATACTGATACCAGTAAACCATCCACGCCCACCCCAATTGAACCCTTCCACAAATTAATGCGGATATTCGGTATTTATGTAGATGGTTTGTTGTTCCCCTACAGTTCCACCGAAGGCGTATTCTATGCGGTCTTGAGGGGGATCCCCGCCAAAAGTGCAGTTTATTTGGCATTGAGAAAGGCGAGGGCTTCCGCTTTTGTGGTTTTACTAATTTTGGCAACCAGGGAAGAAACAACATCCGGGATTGTTGTTTGTAATACCGCGTCAAGGTCAAATATTGACGTAGCGTTAAAGTGAATTGACGGCAAGCCATCCTTAACGGTTGAGCTCATTACCTTGCTACCGGTTAAATCCCATTGAACAGCACATCCGGAGAGGGGTTCGATTTGAAAATGTTTGGCGAGGCGTTTAATTGTCGCCCGTGTATTGTCGGTTACTGTGTCAACCATAATGGAGCGTTTGTTTGCTTGGGCCATTTTGAAAAGGTTCCTTTGTTTACGAGACGATACGAAATTCAACCCTAAAGTCGGACGGGGGGTTGGGACGTTGTACACATTCAAACTGTTTGCTAACCGGCTGACTTCTAACGGACTCTGTGCCATTAACCCCTAACGCCGTAATTTTGAAATGCCACAAGGCCGGTGCACACGCCATTGTTAGCGAATAACCGGTTGCACTGTTGGTGTCTATTCGGACCGATTTATCAAGAGCTCCAAGAGTGGTTCCGTAATAAATCTTAAACCCAATAATGGCGCCAATTGGAAGAGGGGCCCCGTCCGCGTACTGAACAGGAGTTGTCCAACTTAAACAGGCCAAATCTTTGTCAAGCTGTGTAGCGGTAGCGGTTCCAGCCCAAAGGTCCTGACATGTTGCGGCGTAAACAGGCCCAACCAACAAAACAAATAACGCAATTACAAACTTCATTTACTCGGTCCTCACATTTGGGTCCACCGGGGGTCTAATCCCGGTTAGGGCATTAATGATATTAACCAAATCGATTTGCAGTCCGTCAATTTTCTCAACTAAGGCCATCATTGTTTCCTGCGCCGCCGAAATGGGTTGTGACGCGTCCACGCCCGCTTCAGTAAGGGAAAGGGAAATGCGGTCCCCGGCCGCAGTTATCTTTTCAAACTCAGCATTAACGTTTGCTACGTCTTTTGTATTGTACAGCGAAACCTTTGACCCGTCCGGGGAGTGGTAGGTATAAACCGCTTTACCGGCCCAAGGCGTTTGGCAGGCGCTGAGTAATAGTGAAAAACAGATAATAATTATTGGTCTCATTGGGGGTCCTCATCGTCAACCGGGTATTCTGAAACTATTAAATCCCTTAAATACTCTCCCCTGGTTTGGTTAACCCGCTCAGCCAAGGCGTCTATTCTTGCCACTACTTCATTAGGTAATCTAAGGGTTACGACGGTGCTGCGGTTGTTGGATTTACTGCTTTTGAGGGCGACCATAAAGGGGGGTTCCATGGTGTATACACTTTGTGCTAGAGTATACGCTTGATTTTTTCACTGAAAAAGGAGTTGTAAATGACAACTGCGCAAGAGCTTTCTACTTCTATCGTTCAAAATGTAGCCCGGGACTATCACAAAAAGGTCCCTGGTTTCGCAAAAGACACCCTGAAATGGGCCGTTGAAAAGCAACACTTAACCAACCTTCTTACTGGAAATAAGTCACTCCGTGACTGTATCCCCGGATCAGTTAAGGAGGCCATCTTAAATGCCGGGGCAATGGGGTTATCCTTTAATCCGGCCCGGGCAGAATGTTATTTAATTCCACGTCGAATGTGGCGGGGGAACCCTCAATCCAAAATAGCGGAGCGACGTGTTGACGGCCCGTTGGTTTGTTATGCGTCTCCATCCTATGTTGGTTTAATCCAACTAGCCGTTAAAACCGGGTTTGCCCTTATCATTCGAGCACAGGTTGTTTTTCAGGGGGATGCGTTTAGATACTTTGGGCCGCTTAAAGAACCTAAATACGAGATGTGCTTAGGTGGTGAAGCCAAAACATGGGAAACCGCAATAGGTGTTTATGCCGACTGTAAATTAAAGGACGGAAGTCACGCGGCCGAGTGGATGGATAAGGCAACAATAGAACGGATTAGAAGTATGTCTGACAACCCCAAGTCCATTATGTGGAACCCTGACAAGTTGTGGACGGAAGGATGGCGTAAAGCGGTTATTCGGAGAATGTTTAAAACCATTCCGGTTGATATGGGCCCTGAGTTGTCACTGGCCGCCAACTTAATGAATCAGGCGGAAGGAATCACAATAGAGGGTGAGGCAGTACACGTTGAAGATTCCAAAGAACCAACGGTTGAAACAATATCCAAAGGACAAGCGGTTCAGTTACTTGAGTCGGCAGAGATCGCAGGACTTGAATTAAGTACACTGTTAACGGCGTTTCACGTGGAACGGATTGAAGAGATTCCAGCAAACATGCTCAACACGGTTACTAAAAGGATTGAGGTGTATGCGGATAGAAAGGCAAACCAAACCAATTAGGAGTAAGTATGAAAAAGATTAAATTTGGTATAACGGTTAAAGATGTGGTTACCGGGTTTACGGGCGTGGTCTGTGGACGAGCAAGCTACATAACGGGGTGTCGCCAGTATCTTGTTTCCCCAAAAGTTAAAGCGGACGGGGAACACAAGTCGGGAATGTGGGTGGACGAGGCCCGTCTTGAGATTTGTCAGGACCTGGAAAGAATTGTTCTCGCTGAGGAAGTGGAAAAAGCTCCGGTAACGGGGGGCCCGCAGGATTCACCATCGAGAGGGCTGTAATGGAATTAACTGAACTGTTAGAAGGTGACGCCCACAATCCAACGGAATTAAGTGAACAGTATTCGAAGGCCTACGATCGGTTTTGTGAGGTGTCCGGAATTAATGGGTTATACACACTGGCGTTTTTTATGGCGCTTTTGCCTGCGGAACAAAAGGTTTTAAAGCTGTGGATTGAAACCGCTTTTTCCAAAGGGTTTGACAATGGTGTGGACGCCACACTGAAACGATGGGAGCAACTAAATGAATGAGGGGCCGGTACTTAAGATTATTGGAAAGTACGAACAAGGCTCCCCGGAATGGATAGAGGTTAGACGGGGGATGTTTACAGCATCAGAATTCCATTCTCTTCTAACCGCTCGCCCTGAAACCTTGGAACGAATTAGACAAACCAAACTGGCGGAGTTAAAGGGGGCCGTTGTGAAAAAACCGTTTACTTCAATCTATACAGAATGGGGTAAGGTTCATGAGGCACAAGGGCGGGCACAGGTTTGTTTGGAATTGGAGGAGCTCGGGGTTGTCAATTCAAGTGACAAATGCATTGTCCCTGGTTTGGTAATTCAAGAAAACCGATTGTGGGTAGGGGCTTCGGCTGACGGGTTGTTTCTTGAAAAACAGCTTGGAGTTGAAATTAAATGTCCGTACAAGCAAGATAATCACGTTAATCATTTTAAGCCTCAACCCGGGAACCAATGGATTAATGGAATTCCAAAAAAGTATTACACGCAGGTTCAAGGGGGAATGTTGGTTACCGGTTGGAAGTATTGGGTATATGCTTCCTTCGACCCAAGGCTGCTGGTTGACGGACAAGCCATTCCACCATTATTTATTAAAATGCTTCGGCGCGATGAGGAGTATATAAAACCGTTGGCCGAAAAGCTTAACTACATTTGGAAATCAATGAACGTTAATTCGGAAGTTTATCGACGTAGACACAGGACGGCAGGATAATGGGTTGGTATAACTTGGTTAAACACTTTAAGAAGTATCCGGCGGACAAGGCGCCGCTTACGGTTTTGGACTTGTTCAGCGGTACTGGTGGTTTCTCGTTGGGCCTTGAACGGGCGGGACTAAAAACCATTGCGTTTTGTGAAATTGAAAATTACCCAACCAGGGTGCTAAATAAAAATTGGCCGGAAGTACCAGTATTTCCGGACGTTAAGGAGTTAAACGGACATGAGTTTAAAGGATCAGTTGACATTGTTTGCGGGGGGTTCCCCTGTCAAGACATCTCCTTCATGGGTTCCGGCGCCGGAATCACGGGCGATCGCTCCGGACTATGGGGAGAAATGTGCAGAGTTATTCGCGACGTTAGACCCAAATACGCAATTATGGAAAACGTCTCAGCACTCCTTAATCGAGGACTCGGAGACGTTCTCCGAGACTTGGCCGCGATCGGGTATGATGCGGAATGGTATTGCATACCAGCTTCAGCCCTTGGTGCCCCGCACCGAAGGGATCGGATTTGGATTGTGGCCTACCCCGCTGACGAGCAACGGTGGAGCGGAACCGACCAAGGCGGTGACGGCGGGGGAATACGGGTGGCCGCTGAGAACCGCGGTTGTGGATTCGCTGAAACGGGTTCCAATGAAAATGTGGCCAACTCCACGGGAGTGCGATTACAAGGGGTGCGGGCATCGCGGAACGAAAAGCCATCGCCACTGGTTGGGAAAAGGTTATTTAACAGCTACCGCAATGGAGGAAGAAAAAGAGAATGGACCTCTGAACCCGAATTGGGTCGAGTGGCTTATGGGGTTTCCAACGGGGTGGACCGAATTAAAGCCTTAGGTAACGCGGTGGTTCCACAAATTCCGGAGATGATTGGACTTGCTATTCTTAGGTTGGAAGAGGACAAAAAAAGGGCCGGCAGACTTAAACCGGCCCTACTTTGAAACCGGTGGACAACCTCCAAGCCTCCACCGGTTTCAAAAACCTTTACTCAAATTCGCTATCCCCCTCTACCTCTTCAACAATTTCGCGACACAAAAAGATTAACTGTTTTCGGTAATCTCGTTCATCGTCCTCTACTTTTTCACGATCGCAAATTGCCTCATAACAATCCCGTAAATCCCTATACGTGTTTTCAAACCTGCAGTAACTCATGTTCATTTTTGGCACTCCCGGTTATTAATGGCGATTTCAAAGTCTTTTCTTGCGGCCGCATTTCCTTCATCCGCGGGGGTATTTCCGGGTTGAACCGAAAACCAAATATCCAGCCGACGTTCATACTCGGATTTTTCTTCTGTGTTGGAACCTTCAAGGCAGCTACCGTATTTGGCTTTAAGGGTTGTTCTGTACTCGTTGAAATAACGCTGGCTTGAATTTAACGTTACTTCCCAGTCACCAACCCAAGCATCATATTCATCCTCTTCACAACCGTGGAATTCTGTTTCGATTGTCATAGAACCTTCCATTGGTACGTCTTCTATAACGGCGTAACAGGGAACCGAATAAACAGTATTGGCGAGCTTATGAAGGCGGCACCAAAAGATTTCATTAATGTCTGTTCGGTCAAGTTTGATTTCTTCAACAATTTCATTTAGGGTTTTCATAACGTCCTCCAAATCTTTACAACTTCATCCACTGGTAGGGAGTTTAATATCCGGTATGTAGGATTTTCTTTTTTAAACTCCGCCAGGAAATCAGGCGTAGGTTTCCATTTTGGCTTAAGTTCCCATATGTCTGTTGAGTTCGGTTTTGTGTAAATAACGCGTTTTAACGCTTTTTTTACATCACGTAAAACCAGAAAATCATTAACCAAGTTTCCGCAAATGGTTTCAAGGCTTTGGTCCATTTCCCAAAATGTGCCATCCGACTCCTTAATGTCGGTAACCTCTTTTGGTAAGGAATCAATGTACGCGTAAACCGCTTTCATTGTTTCCTTGTTTGTTTCATAAACACGGTCGGGGCCGCCGTGGCCATCATTGCCAACTTTAGCAACGGCCTTGCCGTTTGCATAAAGAGTGGCTTCGTAACAATGGGTTTCTTCACTGGCGAATGCTGCGTACTTAATATTTTTAAGAATTAATTTCATTGGAGCGCCTCCAACTTTTCTATGATGTCTTGGAAATTATCGCTGTTAATAATTTCTGATTCAAATTGTTCGTAATCGTCAAGCTGACACAGGGCAAACCGTGTTGCGGTTGGATCTTCACGTTGTTCTTTATCTTCGTAATCAAGCCAGACTTGAACGCGGGCTTTTACGTTAATAAAGGACGGGCAAATATCGTTTCCCCATGATGAGTTTTCAAAACCGTTGCCAGTAAGATAGGCTTCAATTTCTGCGGTGCTCATAGTTTTAAACATTTTGTAACTCCTTGTTTTTGTGGTTGTTGGTAGTGACTCCAACAAAATCAGTGTACACAGGGCGTATACATGTGTAAACCCCCGCGCACACCAGTAATGGCGGGGCCTGTAGGGGAGCAAAAACAAAATCCTTCCATGTGTATACACTTTATGATACTTTACGGGTCGCCCTGGTTTGGAAAGCACTCCGGCCAGGTTATAAACCACAAAGGAAAATCACTATGAAAACCGGAATTACATTACAAGCCCTATTAACAGAGGTTACCCGACAGAGCGAAGTAAAGAGGGACTTTGTCGTAGGAACAAACAGGGGAGTAAGGTTGCTTAGCCATTTCCCGGACGGGGCCGCCGCGGCCATCATTGCCAACTCGGAAGGCGTAGAACCTATTACCGCATTACACTTGGCGGGAGATCAACAATCCGAAGTGTTTACAGTTAGCGACCACTGTCACTCACAAATTGCTGGCCGACTTGGAATCCCGCAAAAGTATTACCAACGGTTGTTAACCGATCACCCAGACATTCTGCGAAGCGACGTTAACAACTTGTTTAACCGGGAACCAAAAACCAGATTGGTAAGAACGTTAGATGGAAACGCACGAGCGTTTTTGTCTGACCGGTTTCGGCGGTTGGATAATTACGAGGTTCTTGAAAACGTATTACCGCCGTTAGTAAAAGGCGACATTGAAAACCGGTTGTTGTCCTCGCATGTTGGGGAAAACTCCATGCACCTAAAAATCCTTTTTACCGATGAGTCGCTAATTCGGGAAATTGGTTTGGCGCCTAACGGTAGCCCCGACACAGTACAGCCCTATTGTGTATTGCGTAACTCAGAAACAGGTATGGGAAAACTATCCGTTAAGGCCGGGTTTTATCGAGATTACTGTACCAATGGTTGTATCTTTGGTGCGACTGAGGCCTTTAGTTGGGCGCGAAATCATATCGGTGGCAAGTTGGTTGAGGGTACAGAAATTGAAGTGTTTACGGATGAAACACAGCGACTCCAAGACTTGACAATAATCGCTGAGATTACCGATTCAATTCGTGCAATGGTTAACCCGGAAACGATCACAACAATGTGCAACCGGTTACGAGAAATTAAAACCGGTGAAAAGGTAGTGGATAGTTTTGGCGCGGTGGATCAACTGGCAATTGAGGTTGGACTAAGAGAGCCGGAAAAGTTGAGCGTATTGGCAACCCTGTTAAAGGACGATGATTTTTCACAATGGGGGATGGTTAATGCGGTTACGGCGACAGCGAACCAAGATGATATTTCCTATGAACGAGCTCAAGAGTTGGAACAGGTTGGTGCAAAAATCATTGAGTTCACGCCACGTAAATGGCATCAGGTAGCGTCCGCTGAAAAACTGGCCGCGTAAGCAAATCGGTTCGGGGCGGGAAATAGTGAGCCCGTCCCGAATTTGTCGGAAGTAAGGCACCGGTTTTCCAAAGCCCTTGTTAGGGTTTTATTCATAAACTCCTTACCTAAGAAGGAAGGAGGAAAACAAACGCCCAGAAACCCCCGTGCCGGGGTTTCGGAATCGGAAGGCGCCTCAAAATAACGAGGCTCTCTCTCCCAATTGGGGCGTCTTCCTTTTTTTTACTTTAATTAAAAGGAAACCTTAAATGACCGATAACCTACTATCCAATAATCCTGAAGAAGACATTGCACCAATATCACCCTTCGGTGCGATCGAATATCCTCACAGTAAAGACTCCTTACGCGCCGCCGTTTTTGCTTGTCAACACCTAACAGAAATCAATGATTCCGATGATTACGAAATCATAACCGAGGCCGCGGGCAGGTTGGCAGCATTGAAACAGGAAACCGAAAAAACCCGCAAATCACTGAAATCCGACGCGTTAAAACATGGGAAACTAGTTGACAGTATGGCCAAGGAATTACAGTTGATACTGGAACCTACGTTAACCCGTTTGGCAAAGTTACGGGTTCTGTGGAATAACAGAAAAAAAATTGAACGTGAAGAAATGGAGCGAAAGGATAAAATCAGAAAGGATAAACTTCAGGCCGTTTTAGATAAAGTTACTAACTATCCCCTTCTTTGTTTAATGAAAACCTCTCAAGAAATAATGGGCGCAATGAAAGAGTTGGCGGACATAACCGGTGATTGGGAAGAGTTTGAACTTGAAATTTTGTCGGCCAAACAAAAGGCCAGAGCTCGGTTAAGTGAAATGTATAACGATGCACTGGCCAACGAACTGCAGAAAGCCGAACTTGACAAACTGAAACAGGAACAGGAAGAACAGAAACTAGGGCGGTTTACCAAATTATTTACAAGGCCAGAAAAACAATCCGTTAGCGGCCCTGAATACGAAAACGACTACACGGAGGCACCCGGAGCCAAAGTAGCAGAAGTTACCCTTTTTGATGAGGTTCAAGAAATTGACAAGGTGTTAAATGGTGTCCAACACAAAGAAGAGGTGTTACCCGGGACTTGGGTTTACTTCGAAGGTAAAGGGGACCTGCCGCCTTCTTTGGTTTTTGAAACTGAGCACGAGTGGATAGAAACAATGGTAGCCGAAACGAGGGTAACGCCGCGAAATGTTTCCGTAGTTATTAGGTGGGACGAGGGGGACAAAGAGCAAGAGGGGTTGTTTTAGCCCCTGTGCATAACTCATGTATAAATGTGCGCAACTTTCAAATGTCCAAATTTCACGGAAGTTGTGCACGTTTGTTTACAGGGAACCACAACGTTTATACAAAAGTTATCAAACGGGGGTTCCCTACTGGTGGCGGGGGTTACGGTAATCTGCCCACAAGTAACGGGGCCCCCAATAACAACAACAACTTTCTATATATATATACATTACTTTTAGAGGTGGCCGTAGAGTGAGGATGGATAAAACGTATTCCATGCGAGTAATTAAGCAATTGATGCGGCGTGGAAATGAAAACGCCATTGAAGCCGTAATTGTTGAAGTGATAGGAAATTATTACGGATATACAGAGGGGGAGCTTTTTGGTCGGTCGAGGCAACAGCCTTTGGCCACGGCAAGAATGTTGGCGATGTCATTAATATATGAACAAGGGGGAATGTCCTTTCCCTGTATTGGAGACATGTTTTCCCGTGACCATACAACCGCGGTACATGCCATAACCCGAATTCATGAATTGATAGAGTTGGAGCCGAAGTTTGGTAAAGAGGTTGAAATGTTGCGAACACGGGTTAAAGAGGAAACAAACCGGTACTTGAAAGTATTATCAAATGTCGAAAACTGAAAGAGAAAGACAAAAATTAATGCTGTATCGGAAATGGTGGGATACCCGTAACGAACTAACCGTTAATAAGTTTGAGGTTGCAAGTAAAGCCGGTCGGCGGAGCATATTTAAACGGATAACCAAGTCCGATCGGTTTAAGCAAATGTTTGGTGAGACCCTTCAGGAGTATCACATTCAATTGAAAATGAGTAAAGAGTAATGGGGGTAACTGTAATGTTGTACGACCATAAACCGAATGAGGGGGCTTGTATTCAAGCCGTGAGAACCTCTGGACAGGTTGCGCACTGGCATCAATGTAGAAATAGAATTAGGAAGGATAAGTACTGCCTGCAACATCATCCGGATACCAGGGCACAAAGAAAAAAAGTTAACGATCAGAAATACCGGTTACAAATTCAAAAGCGACAAAAACCAATGAGGGACTTAAAGGCTTTTCGGGAGGCCCTGGTTTTTATTGCTGATGGAATAAGTAATCCAAGACAGGTAGCATCCACGGCATTAAAGCGTGCAGACGATGATTAACAGGCGGATGCGGTGGGAGTGTGCCGATAAGGGTTGTTACCGGGAGTTGTGTTGTCCGAACCTATCTCTTTTCGATGGATGTTTCCCGGGGAAAATGTCACTTGGTGACGTGGACGGGATTATAGAAATTGGCGGCCGGTTTTTGATGTTGGAATGGAAGGGCCCAAATGGCCAGTTAACAACCGGACAAAAGATTATGTATAACCGACTTACCGCTACATGCCCCTTTGTGGTTTATGTGGTGGACGGGAACAGCGAAACTATGGAAGTATTTGGTTACCGTCGTTTTTGGTTGGGGCAAACGTCTATTTGGAAGAAGGCCAACCAAAGCGACTTAATGTGTGAAATACATAATTGGGTTCAGTATACGGGAAGAGGGAAGTGACAGGAGTTACAGCACGGTGAAAACAAAAACGCGGGCATTAATGATTGATTTGGCGGCTAAACAACACGCCGTAAATGAGCTCAACCAAATGTTAACTCAACAGTTTCAAGACGTATTGGCAGGAATTAGAGGGCGTAATTATCACGCCCGGGCGGCACAAATCCCGGGCCTAAAAGAGAGAATACATTCGGACGCGGCGTTGGCAAGAAAACACAACATAACTGTGTATGCCCTTAGACGCAAACGTCAGCGATGGTTGGGCTTTGGATAGGAGAAAAACAAAATGAACCCGGTTGAGTTGTTTGTGGTGGTGGCTTTAATTCAAGTACGTAGGCTTTATTTGGCGCTGGAAAATAAGAAAAAAAAGAACAAGGCTTCATTGTGTCCGGTTTGTGGGCATAGGCACTGGGCCCGGGAAGGGCACAATTGGAAAAAGAAATAGCCTTTGGTGAAACAGGTGGATACATTTACATGAAAGAAATATCAGAATACAGGCCAACCGAGCTTGTTGAAATGTTAGAGAACTTTATACCCGTAGTTGCTAACGTGTTGTTGTCTGAGGTAAGTGAAGACGCCCGCGGGCAGACAGCAAAAATCACATTCAACGAAGACGCCAACCCGTTAATACCGTTAATGGTTAATGCCCTTGGAAGTCGGATCCCGTCAAAGCAGTTTACCGTTTTGATGATAGAGCTTGACGATAACGCCATTCCCGTTGACCAAGTACGGCGGGCGGAGGTTCAGGACCTAATGAACCGGAACGGCCAACTGGCCCGAACGTTTTATGCTATTTGTGCGGATACAGAGTTCCACAGATGGTTGGCCACAACGCAAGGTGTTTCCTTTGGAATCGCTGAAAGAAAGCAAAGGGTTGCCATAGCGAAGGAATGGGCAAAACAAAAAAACATCATCCCTCAAATACTAGACACTGATCAGGGAGCCTTGGATCACTTCAACAAGGTAATGCGGGCCCCGTTTCAAGAGTGGCGCCAGCGGAGGCTAAAATGAATTTTTTTGAGATTAAGAAAATACGGGATTTGCTTGAGTACATGGTTCACGCAACGTATCAATACCCAGACCCAGCCTGTGAACAGAGTATGGATGAAATAAACCGGCCGGAGTACATAGACCAGTGTCTTGAATGGGTTAACGAAAACGCCGATGAAATGGCTACTGCAATTGTGGGCGCGCGGGGAGTGCCAAAGGTTCCCGGGACTCACCAATAAAATATTGAGGAACAGCGGAGCAGAGTATGAGTGCCAGTATTATTGAAGTATGTCACGGTGGAGAGGTACCTTGTATGCATGGGGATTATGCAAGGCTGCGCTGTAGTGTTTGCGGTAAGTAGTCGACGGAGACGATGGGGGGGAGGTAACAGACAATGAGTGATCGAACAAGTGGCTACGGATTCCACGCTGATGGACAAGCTATTAACCCGCCTGAAGGTCACAAAACCGTAGTGTGGGGAGAGCCATTACAGGTCGGGGACCGTCCCTTTGATGTATATTCTGGCTGGCTTACAGCTCATCACATAGACCTTGCACACAACCACCATGCCTATAGCACAGGAAGGTGGACCGCATACGCCAGAAGGAACCAGAGGAAGAGCAGTGCCCTTTGAAATAATCGCAGTTTGTAGTCGGTGCAAAAAAAGAGAGCTAACTTTTGAGGACAACGCTAACGGATATCTTATGCCTGATCAGTGGAGCAAGCTTATAAAATATAACACCCATGAGGGCGATGATCACTTGTGCGTCAGATGCACAAGCCATCATATTAGGCGGTTTCTGTTGGAGCGAGCTATTACGATTTTTAGAGGAAGGCTAGAGGGGGGAAGCAAATGCCATCAAGGGCCGAACATAGGAAACGGTTAAAAGAATTACCCTGTATTGTTACCGGGAAAACCGATCACATTACATTACACCACTGTCACGGGGGTTCCATTAAAGAGGAGTTACTTATAACCAGCGGGGGGGCCCAAAAAACGAATGACTTTCTACAGGTTCCATTATGTTTCCGGTTACATCTTGGTGACATGAATCCCGAACATATTGGGATTGTAACTTGGGAGGCCAATATAGGAATGACTCAGGTAGAAATGCTTAATAGGGTTTCCCAGTTACTTGGATACGATGTTATTAAATATGCTCAGGAGGCAGAGCGGTGAAACTAGAAGAGCTCCAACGAATGAAAATTAAAAACGGTTGTTTTTATTGTTGCTCGCAGGATATGAAGGCAAGAGGATTGTGTGCGAGTTGTTATCTTAAGGCCATGAAGGGGGGCTTGGCTTTTCCGGACAAGAAAAAGGACGCGGTATGACAACAACGATAACCATAGGCCTTTGGGTAATTCCAGCGGGGATTTCTATTTTAACGTTGCTAATTGTTATGTCTTTGCCAAGTGTGCGAAAGGATAAGGGGCAAATAGGAAGCGGGGTTTACACTTTAATCGTCTTGTTAATGTGGCTGGTCCTAACGCTTATTATGTGGTTGGCCTTTGCTCCCTGGTTATTTGGATGAGTAGTTGAAATGTTAGCAAGAGGATATTAAAGATGCAAAAGAGTGCGAAATATCACAGGAAACTTCGTAAGGAACTGATTGCCAGAAACAAACTGGACCAAAAAATAAACAGACTTCGTAACGACATTCACATACTGATTGGTAAGCTGAATCAAATGGAAGACGATCGGTTGTCCAACAAACAGATAGCGGAAAAGGTTGGCTGCTTTGCAAATCAGGTTTCCATGCACGCCAACTTTACAAGACTATGAACATTATCCAAAAGTATTACCGATTACCAAAGACGGTGCAGACGGTAATTTTTACCGTTTTGTGTTTGCTTATATTGGCAGGTACGGCGCTGGTAATTTAAAAACTAAGCGAGGAAAGAAAATGACGTTGGAACTTAAATACAAGAAAGCACAGGCTCTGTTAGTCGGGGTAACCCCGCGGTCGGATATGCCTGAAAAAGAGGAAGAGGGGCAAGTAACCGCGGTAACACTATCGCTAAAAATGTTGGTAAAGCCGGACATACTGGATCAGCTTAGCGGGGAGCCAATGCACTTTGGTACGTTTTTCTGGCAAGACAATGGGACGTTAAAAGTTTCAGGGATGAAGCCGGTCGAGTTTAACACAAAGTTTGATTATCAAAAACTACGGTTAACCGTGGATGCTGCGGGGGGTTCTGAGGTGGTAGCCTCGGCGGCGGTAACCGATCTTATTGCCGCACCCAAAGAAAACTTACAAATTGAGTTAAAGTTTAAGTTGAAGTTTCAGTGTAGCGAGGACTTTATAGGGCATGCTTCCGGGCAGCTTAATCGGCAAACGGGGGTTGGTGTCCAGTTTCTTGGTGAAAACAAGGAGGCAAAGAAGGCCGCAACAAACCAGGGAGAGCTGAATTTACCGGAGGATTAAATGCCAAAACGGGATTCATTAAAAAAGGCGCGACGTCGCGCCGCCAAAGAAAGGGCGTTTCGTAAACGGCAGCGGGTTAGAGAGGCAAGGGCCGCCAAGAACAGAGGTAGACATGAGTTTCCTAATTGACGGCCTTACCTTGCTATTTCAGGTGAGCTTTATTCTGTTTGTAGGGTTGTTTACCTTCATTGAGATAAAAAAGATTCTTGTTAAGCCACCAGAAACGAAGCCGGTAAAGTACGATGAGCCGAACCACCAATATAAAACGGCGGATTTTGTTGCCATAACAGGACGGGTTTATCACGTAGACGCTCCCACAAAGGATGTATCCATTACACTTTGGCAGGGACGTAAGTACAGAGTAATGGTATCGGAAGACGTGGGGGAACTACGAGAGGTTACGGACGAGGACGAGGAGTTTTATTTATGAGACGAGATGGAAACGTAGACGGCAATCAAACAGTCGTTGTTGCCATGTACAGGCGGCTTGGGTGTACCGTTACGCATACGTACCAATTAGGCGGGGGGATTCCGGACATTATTGTAGGCTGTCGGGGTGTAGTTGACTGCCAGGTGGAAATAAAGGACGGGCGAAAACCCCCGAATAAACAAAAACTTAGTACCGATGAGGTGGAGTATCATAAAGAATGGCAGGGGCGACCGGTTAAAATAATCACAAGTATTGAGGGCGTAATAGACCACGTTCACGAGCTCCGAGCGGACGCAAGTTTGTTACAAGAGGCCCGGAGAAACCAAACCTGATAGCGCATACGCAAAATACATTTTGAACTATCTTAAGGGCCCGAGAAATCACGCGGGCCCTGGATTGTGAAATTTGAATGTTCCCCCTTAAGAACCCTGCGCCCGCGGGGTTTTTTTGTAAACCAAATAAAAGGGAGTTTTTTGTGAGTGGAGCCGTTAGTTTACCGGGTTGGGCCGTTTCCATTTTTGCTGCGGCCTTTATGGCCATGGCGGGGTTTACTGCCAATTCTGTTTTATCAAATTCCGACGCGATCGCACAAGAGGTTGCCCGGGAACAGGTTGATCGTTTTACAGCGCGACATGAAGAGGAAAAAAGACAATACGATAAAATACATGAAGGGAAGCCACACGCACCAACGGAAAAAAGGTTAACAGAAAACGCGGTTAAGATTGCTGAAGTGAATGGAAGGGTTGGCTTGGTCGAAAAGGACATTTTGTACATTAAGGACGGAATTAAAGACATTAAGCAATTGATTCTGGAAATGAAAAAATGATTCTTGAGTTAACCCGAATCAGTACTAATGAAGACGTGGGAACGTTTGGGGTTTTGAAGTGGAAAAACGATAAGGCCCCGTTTGCGCTTTCATTAGAGGACCCCTGGTTAAGTAACACAACAAACATTAGTTGTATCCCCGCGGGGCCGTATGAATGTCGCCCGTTTGACTCCCCTACACATGGGCCCACGTTTGAGGTTATTAATGTTGTTGGGCGGACGTACATTTTATTTCACAAAGGCAACACGCATATAAATACAAAAGGTTGTATTCTAATCGGGGAACAGTACGAGTTTTTGGGAAACATTCCGGCGGTGCTTAAGTCAGGAAAAGGGTTTCAAGAGTTTAAAACCAGGGCCCCGAAAGACGGGTTTCCATTGGTGATTAAATGGGCAAATTAGTTACATTACTGGCGGTTATGCTAAGTACGCCTGTACTGGCACACTTCCCGGTGGACTCGAAGTGTGAGGTAAGTTTGCCCGCATTTAAACAGGCCTTTATTGTTTACTGTCGGGAAGTTAGCGAAATCAAAACACGGGCACTCGACGAGGCGCCGACTTGTGAAAAATGTCATTCAAACGGAATACAGATAAACCGGTTTGGTTCCGGGGTTAGTGGTCTTATGTTTCCTAAATATCCTTCCCTGAAGTCCTCGCTTGAAAACATAAAGAGCTCCGGAACCGTTTTTAAAATTATGAAACAAAAGGATTAACAATATGGCAACCTTTGTACAACTGCGTAAGGATCGCGATGATCTTGCTCAATTTGATGAGCTGGCGCGAAATGCTCAAAACCTTGAATCAGCGGCGACGGTATATGTGAACATGGGAACGGCGTTACATGCTGGCGCGAACGCTCAACAGAAGGCGGAAATACTTGCTGCAAGGGATGCGTTGATTGTTAACCTGAAGGCTATATTTGGGATTTGAAATTAGATGGCATTCCCAACTGGCTGGGGTCGGAAGCAAAAAATAACGATCGACAATACCAAAGTATCTGGGACGGCTAATCTTTCAAATTTCCCTTTTTTGGTAACACTCGATCACCTCAATGCAGAGATTGTAGACGCGGGTACAAATTCTGCTTTGAATGGTGGTGGCGATTTGCGCTTTTCATCCGACGCGGCAGGCGTTACTCGTTTAGCTTGCGAGGTTCAACATTTTGTCACTAATGCAACAGCGGGCTCAAGAAAGTGCACTGTTTGGGTTAAGGTTCCGACCGTCACATATTCAACAGATACTGATATATATATCTGGTACAAGAAGGCTGCAGAAACGCAGCCAGCAGTTACTGATACTTACGGGCGA